GGGACCGCGAAGAACCAAGGGAGTCGTGTGAGAGCATTTTCCACTTTTCGACACCATGAAGAAACGTAAACACAACAGAATCAAGGCACCATCCGGACTCTCCATCCAGTCCGCCGCCACTGAACTCGGCATCTCCCGTGACACCCTCCGCCGCAAACTGCTTGGCGCCGAGATCCGGGAACCGTTCGAGGGCCTGCGCTGGCGCGACGTGTTCCGCGCGTTCATCGGCGACAAGGCGGCGTCGCTTGCCAGGAAGGCGCTGGCCGACGCGGAGATGGCCGAGCACGAGGTGAAGCTGGCAACTCGCGACGTTATTCCTCGGGAGGAGGTGGCGCGCTACATCCGAGAGACATTTTCCCCGGTGCGTGAGTGGTCGTTGGCGATGCCGGCCAAGATGGCGGCGCTAGTGAACCCGACTGACCCGAAACATGCCCGGGCCCACCTCGACGAGTGGGCGGAGCAATTCCTCAAGCACTGCCGGGAGCACGTGCCGGAGGGGCAGAAGGAAGAGGAGGCGGCGGCAAAGAAGCCCACCAAGAAGGAAGCCAAGAAGTGATCCCCCGCGACCGAACATTCTCCGACCTCCAGCGCCAAGCCTGCCTCGTCGGCAAGGCGAAGGAGAGTCCGTCAGAATGGGCGGTGGCTCACTTCAACTTCGACGAGCCGAACAACCGGGGGCCGTTCCGACTGTCCGGAAATGAGTACGTGCGCGAAGTCCTCGACGACTTTGTGCGGACGGAGATCAACGACGAGGTGTTGGTGTGGGGATCGCAGACCAAGAAGACCGGCACGCTGATGGCCGGTCTCGCGTGGACCGTGGTCAACAACCCGCGCGGGATTATGTGGGCCATGCCCAACGAGAACTTGGCGGCGAAGTTCTCCCGTCAACGGTTGCAGGCAGCGTTCAAAGTCACTGCCCCAGTCAAGGCACTCATACCCACCGGGGCCGCCCGCCACTCGTTCAAAACGCTGGAGATGATGCTCGGCGGTTCCATCGTGAACCTGATTGGCACGCACTCCGCCGCGAACCTGTCCTCCTCGCCGTGCTCCCTGGTGTTCGGCGATGAGATCGACAAGTTCTACGAAGGCGGCGCGAAAGAGGCGGACGCCGTCGACCTCCTCGACCAGCGGACGAAGGACCAGACGAACCCGCAGCGGTGGAAGACATCAACCCCGACCACGAGTGACGGGCTAATCTGGCAGGAGTACCTCAAGGGCGATCAACGCCGCTACTTCCTGCCATGCCCGTTCTGCGGTGGCGAGGTGGTGCTCGGTTGGTCCAAGGCGTTCACCATCCTTCCTTTGACCGGGTGCGAGGCGTGGATCGGGTGGGACCCATCGGCCAAGGGGAAGGATGGGAAGTGGGATCTCGAGAAGGTGAGCCTGACGGCGCACGCGGTGTGCCCGCACTGCCAGGGCAAGATCGGCAACGAGCACAAGACCGGGATGGTGCGGGATGGGAAGTGGAAGCTGACGAACCCCGGGGCCGCCTCGAGCTTTGTCTCGCGCCACCTGTCTTCGCTCTACTCGACCAGCACGGAAACCGCCTGGGGCGTGCTCGCGGTGAAGTTCCTCCAGCAGAAGGCGTCGTTGAAGGGCCTGCGCGGTTTCATCAATGGCGACCTGGCCGAGCCCTACGAAAACCAAGATGAGGCATCGGCGCGGGTGGAAATCATCAGCGGGCCGGACGCCATGCCGCTCCCGGAGTCGGTAACCCTGATCACCGCCGACCATCAGGCCGTGGCGCCGTACTTCTGGGTGACGGCCAGGACGTGGGACAAGCTGGGCAACTCGCGGTTGCGCGGGTGCTACTCCTGCGATGACTGGGACACCCTCCGGCGCATCCAGCTTGCGCTCGGCGTCGAAGATCGGCACGTGGCCGTCGACTCCCGGCACAACCCCGAGACGGTGCGCGAGCGGTGCCTCCAGTTCGGCAAGGTGGTCCCTCTCGGGCACGGCGCCGCGGTGCACGTCGGATGGACCCCATGGGAAGGCCAGAAGCCGGCGTGGAGGCAGAAGGACAAAAAGACGGGACGCACTGAGGCGGTGGGGCTCTCCGAGTACCCGGTACCACTGGCGCGCTCGATCGGCTACAACCTGCATTCCCTCCAGTTCGCCGGGGACTTCTGGCTGTCCCTCCTGCAAAAGCTTCGCAAAGGGCCGAAGGAATCCGGTGGCCTGCTATGGGAACTCGTCACTTTCCCGGCCGGACCCAAGGTTGACGGCGCCGTCCTCGTCGATGCGGAAACGTACTTCCGACACGCCGACGCCAAGAAATACACGCCCCGCCCCGTGGGCAAGCGCGTGGTCTGGGAGTGGCAACTCCGCTCCTCCCGCTGGCCCGATCACATTCTCGACACGGAAATCTCTCAACTCGCCTGGGCCTACCTGCACGGCCGACTCCCCTACCACCCCGAGGACTCACATGGAAAATCCCGCAACTGATAACGAGATTCGCGACGCGAAGGGAATCGCAAGCCGTCTGGGATACAACGTGTCTTTCGTGTACGCGATGAAGCGGCGCGGTTTCCGGATGGTGGCCCGCCGAAGCACGGTTGCATTGGCTTGGGCATGGCTGGAAAGCCACGGTTCACCGAGGCGCGGAGAGCCAAGGAAGAAAGGCAATCAGTGAAAAAAGTGTGGATTGGATTACTGGAGTGGATTCAGCAAAAGAGGAACCAGACTGATCAAAAACTTGGCCCAGTGAAGTGGGTTTGCCCGCAGTGCAAAAGCCATGAAGCGCTTCGAGAAAACCACGCCACGAAAGACGAGTACTGCGCGAAATGCAAAATGCACTGGGATGGTGGCTATTTCATTGGCTGGAACATCGGATGGATTGAGCGCGGAGAGCTGCGGAAGAAAACGGACGGTTGCGGACAGTCTGCAAAGTAGAGAATCCTCGAAAAGTGTGCGCTCCTGATGGTGCTTGCATAGCGCGGCACCAACTTCATCCGATTGGCGACGAGGATTTCTCCGATCCATCGCGTGGGATGCTGCCGACGCCGTTCCCGTAATCACCCTCGAAGCTCAACTCAAGGCTGTATGTCGCGCCAAGATTTCCGAATCCGCTGACGGCAAGTCCCTTGTCTCGTTTTCCGCAAACGGCCACCAGTACCAGTACGAAACCTCGAAGGGCATGCGCCCCGAGGCGGTGGCCGCCTTCACATCCTGGCTCTATGACCTCTACGTGGAGTCCCGCGCCGTACTCGTCGAAGCCGGCAACGCTTCGCCGACTGATGCCCAGATCCTCGAGCAGATGCTTTCCTCGGTTGTACCGGTTCACGCTGTCCTCATCGACCGATCGGAGGTGCGTCGATGATCTTGGACGCCCGAGGCAATCCGGTGCGCCCAACGATCAAGGCGCAGTACGAAGCAGCAACCTACTCTCCCCAGAGATCCGGGATCTTCTGGCCGCTCCGTGACGCCAAGGATGACGGGGACAAGTACACCCGAGACGAGGTTGCCCGGCTCGCGTGGCATCTGTGGCAGAACTCGCCAACCACGCGGGGGCTCGTTGAGCGGCTGAACATCTTCACCATCGGAACCGGGATCCACCCATTCGCCGCGTCGTCGGACACTGGGTTCAATGAGGAGCGGGATGCGCTTTGGGAATCCGACTCCGAGACGATGGAGCTAACGAACGACCTTCCATTTTCCATCTGCCAGGACGTTGCCAGCCGATCGGCTTTCGTGGGCGGCGATTCGTTTTCCGCACAAGTCGACATCGGGGCCGAGATGCCCAAGCTCGACCTGTTCGAGTCGCATCAGATCGGGCCGCATCGAAGCGCCGGCAAGGACCCCGATGGAATCACCCGGGACGGCGCCGGACGAGCAGTAGGGTTCACGCTCGCGAGCACTGGCAAAGTCCTGCCGGTTGAGCACACCGTCCACCACTGGCTCCCCGAGCGCCCCGGCCAATGCCGAGGCATGTCGATCCTCGCCCCGGCGATCAACACCGCCCGCACCCTCGAAGACATCCTGCTCTTCGAGAAGGACGCCGTGGCCGAGAACTCCCGCGTCGTCGACGTGATCGAGTCCGCCACCGGGGAACCCATCAACCCGCAGATGGCCTACCGTGGCGCCACCGTCACGCTGCCCGATGGCACCCAGCGAACGGCCTACTACCAGAAAGTTTTCGGGGCCACGTCCAAGGTCCTCAACCCCGGCGACAAGTACGTCGAGAAGCGAAGCGACCGCCCGTCCGCTGCGTGGCAGGGATTCGTTGCGTGGCTCGCCGGGACAATCTGCCTTTCCACCGGATTCCCGGAGTCGCTTATCCTCGGCTCAAAAGTCGGCGGCGCAGACACTCGGCGCGAGGCTGCGATCGCGCAGCGCATCGTCGAGCGGTGGCAATACTGGATCGCCCGCCAGTGGACGAAGCACGTCAACCACTGGTGCCTCATGCGGATTCAGGACGGGAGCCTTTCTGGAGCCCCGGACGATTGGCGCCGCATTGAGTGGCAGTTCCCTCGTGCGCTCACTGTCGATGCCGGGCGCGAGGCCAAGAATGACCGCGACGACGTGCGCGCCGGACTACTCAGTGAGCAGGAGTACCACGGGCGCTACTCGGTCAACTGGCTGAAGCACCGGAAACAGATCAAGACCGAGGCGCGGCGACGAATTCAGGACGCGCGGTTCTTGGCGAAGGACGAAAACATCCCGTTCGAACTCGCGCTTTCAATGCTCGGGCACACCGACGACTCGCCGGAAATTGAACCCACTGCCGCTCCTGCCGGCCAACCCGCGAAGGTGATGGAATGATCTTCCCTGAATCCAAGTGGCTCAAGGTGGTGAACGCTGGCAGCGACACGCAGCCGGCCGAAATCATCATCGACGATGTCATTGGGAAATCCTACTGGGACACCAGCGGCGTCGGAGAGCGCGATTTCAAGGCGGCCCTGTCGATGATTCCGAAGGGTCGGAAAATTACCATCGGGATCAACTCCGAGGGTGGAAGCGTCAAGGACGGGCTTGGGATCTATCACGCCATCCGCGCTCGCAAGGATGATGTGACATGTCGCAACGACGGGTGCGCGTGGTCTATCGCCTCCGTTATCCTCGTTGCCGGCGGGCGAACAATTTGCCCGAAGGCCTCCACGGTGATGATTCACGATCCGTGGACTTACTGCCAGGGCAACGCCGACGAGATGCGGAGGGCCGCTGAAGGACTCGACGCGAACGCCAAGGCGCTCGTCGCTGCATACGCCGAGCGAACAGGAAGGCCTGAAGACGAAATCCGCGACGCGATGAAGCGCGAGTCGTGGTTCACCGGAGAAGAGGCGAAGGCCTGGGGACTCTCCGACGATGTCACCGACGAACCCGTGACGGTGGCCAGCAACAAGACTTTCCAGCGGAGCCAATCGCGCATGCCGTCGCATGTGCTGAACCTCATCCGAGCAACCGCAAAACCAATCGCCTCCCCACCGGAGGAACAACCGAAAGCAGAAACACGCATGAAACTCCTACTCGCCGCGCTGGCGGGGGCGAAACTCATCCCCGCAGCCGAAAACATCACCGACGAACAGGCCTCCACTACGGTGGTTGCCGCGCTCGCAAAACGTGACTCCGACATTCAGACCGCCCAGGCCTCCCTGGCGACTGAACGCACGGCACGCGAAACCGCCGAGACCGAGCTGGCCAAGACTCGCAAGGCTCTTGCCGAGATGGCTGTCGAGTCCGATGTGAAGGCGGGCCGCCTGAAGGATGACGCCACGCTCCGGGCAAAGTGGGTCGACGCCTACACCAAGGACTTTGACGGGACCAAGGCTATGGCGGCCGGTTTCGCCGAAACCAAGCCGGCGCCCGTCGCCAGCGGTGTTCTGCTCGACACGGTGAAGGGCGGGAAGGAGACCGTGGATAGCGCAAAAGTCATGGCCGAATTTAGCGCAATCACCAACGCCTCGGAGCGGGCCGCATTCTACGCCAAGCACAAAGAAACTCTGCTCGGTTAATCACGCCGAGAAACAAGCAACGCAACTCTCTCGACTCACTGACCTATGGCAAACGTCCTTGGAACCACGACTCCAGTCTTGATCGTCCAGCGCGCCCTTGAGCTGGTGTTCACCAAGCGCCCACTCCTCCGGATGGTGTCGCTAAATCTCTCTGATCCGAACGGCGACCGAACCGCCCTCTTCAATCAGCAAGTCACGAGCCGGATCTTGAATATCCCCGCCGTGAACAACTTTGGGACCGGGGCGGTCGACACGGCTTACACCGACGTACCTGTCACCATCGACCAGTTTAAGGAAGTCCACCTTGCGTTCACTCCGCAGGAATACAGCGGGACTTCCCGGAATCTGATCGATGAAGCTGCCGCCCCTGTGGCTACCGCGATCGCCAATCATCTCATGGACACGCTGGCCGCCCGGTGGATTGCGGCGAACTTCGCGAACTCCACCACGGTGGCTTCCGGCTGGACCTACACCAACACGATCCTTCCGATTCGCAACGCGCTGGTCGGTCGAGGCGTCCCTGGCGACACCTTCTTTTTCGCGTGCTCCTCCGCAGTCTACGGCGCCCTTCTTGCGGATACCACGGTCGTTGCGGCACTCAACAACCCGAGCAACGGCGACGCGATTCGAACCGGAATGCTTCCGCAGGTTGGTGGGCTTATCCCGATGGAGTATCCCGGAATCCCGAATACTGGGAACATGGTCGGGTTCGCTGGTTCCAAGGATTCCACGGTGATCGCAAACCGTATCCCGAGCGACCCTCAGAGCATCATGCCCGGCGTTGCCTATCCTGGCACCTTCGACATCGTGACCGATCCTGGCTCCGGGTTCTCCGTTGTCCTCAACAAGTTCATTGGCCAGTCGGATCTGAAGGCCAACTACCGAGTCCTCGTGATGTACGGCACCGCCAAGGGCGCCGGCACGAATGGGCAGATCCTCAAGACTGCCTAACCAATCGACGGTTGCCGCGTGAGATTCGCGGCTTCCGCCAAACCTCGAAAAAGGAGGCTTCATGCACCCTATTTCTGTAGTCCTCGCGATTGTTGGAGGGAAGCCGGTTGTGAAGTACGCCGGATTTAACTCCCACGACGCGGAGAAGGTCTTCACCGATGCGCGATCCGATGCGAAAAACACCGGCCTTGCATTGGTTCAAAACGCCTACCCTCGCCTTACCTGCAACCCTTCCGAAGAGGCTGTTGCGGAAAAGGCCGAGGCAGAGCAACGCAAGCAGCGCGAGGAAGCCGCTGCGAATGCCGAAGCCATCGCTGCGAAAAAGCGCGTCGATGACCTAAAGGCCGAACTCAAGGAAGCCGAGAAGGCATTACCTAAGGCCTGACGAATGTCCGTCATCCTCACAGCATCCGTGAACGCTTTCCGCGAGAACCTCCGCTTGCATGGGGAGAGCCTCGCGCTTCCGTCGGGTGCTGTGGTCCTCGGCCTGGTGCGTCGTGACGTGGTTGGCGCGGCGCGCCGGGCCGGGGTTCCTGATTTCGCAACGCGGGCCTCGGTCTCCATTGAGATCGAGCGCCCTCTTGAAACCGTGACGGTTGGGAAGTACCTCGCCCCGGCTGGCTCGGCGGCCGAACGTTTCCGTGTGTCGGAGATCCTGTCAGAGACGGGCTACTCTCTCCGGATGCTCTGTGAGTCATCGAACCCCAAGGCGGTGACATGAGCCAAACTATAGACCAATTCAACGCGACGCTCGGGCGGTATGCTCAACTGTCGCGACTGACTCCGCCCGAGGTACTGGCGAAGCAGGGCTCAAAGCTGTCGTTTGCTCTGCGCGCCAAGCTCTCGAAGCTCAAGCCCGAGAAGGGCGCGGTGCGGGAGGCACGTAAGGCGGCGATGGCGGCCGGCGCCGGCATCAAGGTGAGACCTGGCGCACTGGCGTTCGCCAAAAAGAAGACGATGGCGACAGCCTCCAATCTGAGCACCCGCAAGGAAGGGCTCTTCATGGAGCGAACCAAGTCCGGAAACCTGAAGCGCAACGGGCGCTCATTCTGGCAAATCGCCGTCGACCGAGAGCTTTCCATCCGTGAGTCGGGGCGTGGCTACCTGTCGCTCGCCGGTCGCATGCGGTACGTCGACAAGGCTCTGATCATGGGCTCGACGTTTCGAATCGTGGACCGCATCCGTCGTGAAGTAGGGCGGGCCGGAATGACGGTCAGTCCTGACGGCGCAACGCTGAAATTCGACTACGACAACCCGAACATTTTCGAAGGTCTCAGCAGGACCAAGGGCAAGGAAGCCATTGACTCGGCGGTGAAGGAAACGAATGCGGATATGCTTCTCTACGTAAACCGCAAGCTTGCCGAGAACGCCAGGAAGGCAGGGTTGAACTGATGGCACGCACGGCGCTGACATCCATCCAGGCTTCAATCGTTGCCGCGTTGCAGTCGGACCCGTGGTTTGTCGGGATCCCGATCATCTCCGACCAAGGCGCCCAGGTGGACTATGAGCGATTCGAGAAGGCGCTGGCCGAGGAAGGGATCACCGTGGTGGTTAACACGGTCAAGGGATGCAGTCGCGTTCAGTCCGTGCGCGGCGTCTCTCTGGTTCGAGCCATGTTCGACCTCGAAGTGGTTGAGAACCCGGACAGAAATCCGGAGTCAGCAAACAAGGACCTTCTCACCACGGCGTCGAACACTCTGCGCATCGTGACGAGCTTGGACAGTGGCCCCGGCGAATCAGTGCCGGAGCCGGAATCCAACCTGATGGATCTGGCAGTCAATGACGCAGGCCTTCGAGCCTACATCCTACCGTTCTCAAAAATCGTTCAACTCTCCTGATTTATGCCTATCTCCGACCAATATATCGGCGCACTCACGGGTCATTGCTTTTTCGTGCCTTCCGGGACTGCGTTCACCGTTCCGTCAGCCGGAACCGCCAGCAAAACCAGCAAGCCGGGCGCTGGTGATACCTCGTGGGAAGCTGGCAACCTTGGGGACATCATGGAGTTGAAGTTTTCTCCGGAGAACGAAGTCACCAAGATCGAAGGCGGATCTCCTGGCGGCCTGATGACCAAGGATCTTATCGAGATCCGGCGCGACATGAAGATCACCTTCAAGACGCAGCAAATGGACCCTATGTTTTTGCGGTTGGCGTTTGCTACTCTTCCGCTCACCACGGCGAGCAATCAGGCCAACCCGCTGGAGGGCGGCGCACTCGTGAAGGGGTGGTTGAAGATCCAGGCCTACGACCCCGACCACGTGGCCCGCGTGATTGGCGACTGGTGGGTTGGGCTGCGAATGACCGACATGGAAGCTTGGAGCGGTAGAAACATTGTCGGCGGCACCTTCGAAGCCCAGGTGATTTTCAGCCCGTACAACACCAAGGGCTTCGCCACCTCCTAACCGCCATGTCCGATTTCAACAACACACCGCCCGATGCGGTAGCCCTTACGGACGTGACCTTCGACAACACCGCACCTGGCGCAACGTCGATTGCCGGGAACACATTCGACAATGTTGCCCCGGTGCCGGTGAGCACGGCCACATCGACGACCGTCTATTACGGTCGATCCTCGCAGGCTGTTCCTACCGAGGCGCAGATCAAGAGCGACTTGCTCACCACCACGAAAACCACCGTGGCGGGTAACTACGTCTGCGGCGCAACCGGTTACAAGTTCCTTGCCGTGCCGGCGAACTTTGCGCCGCCTTCGACAATCCGCGACATGTCCACCGGGTTCGCCGTGGCGCTCGCCGGCTCTGCTGATGGGTACACCCAGACGGCCAACAGTCTTCCCCACCTATCGGTTACCGTGGACGGCGTTTCCTTCAGGCTCTACCGGAGCGCCAACACCATGGGAGCCGAACTCACTTTGCAAGTTGCCTGACCGATGAAAACCATTTTTGCCTCTCTGCTTCTCTGGCCCGTGTTGCTCTTTGCCGCGGCGATCCCTGGCTCCGTCGTGGTCACCGGCCCTGTTGCGCCCACTGACACAACCGACACTTATCCATCCCACCTTGCGCTGTACGGGAAGGGCGGGTGGCGAACGGTGGCCGACACCACGGCGCGGGACGCGATCCCGGCAGCCCGGCGCGAGGAAGGGATGATTGTCGTTGTTCAGTCGCCGGCGCTGGCGCTCTACCGGCTCGGCTCCGACCTGACCACGTGGACGCAGCTCTACGACCCGACGTTTGCAGAGTGGTTTTCGGTCAATGGATCTGTCGATTCTTTGGAGGCCACCGACGCGCTAGCTCGGCGCATCTCCAACGAGGCAATCCCACTGACTCTTCTGCAATCAAGTCCTCGCGTGTCGGTTGGCTTCTCGCGGGACTCGGACGCTCTCGACCCTGTATCCGGAGTTGTGGTCGGGACAAACACCGCACGATCCATCCCTCTGGCGTTCGGATCACAGATCGGGTCAGCGATTCTGATCGATAGGCCTGGTTCCTCGGTTCCGCTCTGGTCCGGTGATCAGACCTTATTGAGTTGGATTCGCTTTGCCAATCCGGTCACCAACCTAGCTCTTGGGCCTTTCGGGTTGCCGGTTCCGACCATCGCGTGGACGGATACGGTCGACACCAACACCCACCACATTCTCTTGCTCGGTCCGGGTGGCATGACCAACACCCCGGGGAATCCGGTTTCCAGCTCGTTCATCTTCAAGCCCCTGATTTCGACGAATCTCACGTACACTATTTACGTCCAGAGCCAAACGAATCTCGCTTGGTCACTTTGGGCGACGGCCCGCCTCACAAACGAAACGGCGATCCCGACTCCTACCTACCTGACGAATGGTCCGATCACGCGCCACAACTGCCAATTTACTCCACTCGGGAATGGCTGGTGGCACGCATGGTTGAGCGTCACTGTTACCAATGCCGGAGGTGGTATTCGATTTGGCCTGGCCCCTGGAGGGTTTGCTTCCTACGTCGGGAACACCAGCACACCGCAGTTACTTACGGCTGGCTATAACTACAGCTACACGGAATCGTCAACCGACGTTCCAACCTTTCCGCTGCTGCGAACCAATATGACGATGATCCTCAGCAAACCTGGGGACGTCCTTACCTACACCAATGCAGCCCCCCTTAAGTCAACCGCAGGCACGCTGCTTTTCTGGCTCCGCAATGGTTACAAGCAGCCCGTGAACGCCACGCTTCTGGAGTCCACCCCTGGCGGAGGTCTGCGCGTCGAGCTTCAACGCACCAATCTTTTGGTGGCGGTCAAGGATCTCGTTACAAACTTCAGCTTCAATTCATCGGTTCCGGAGATGTCATATCTCGCTGAGCGTCAGATTGCGCTGACTTGGACAACCAATGGGATGAAGGCATTTGTGGACGGTTCTTTGGTTGGCACTTCGGTTGCTCCATTAGGCTCATTCGTCTTCGATCCTTCCGGTCGCGTCGGGTCTGCTGTTGGTGGGACAAATTGGTGGATCGGCCATATCGGCGCGGCCTACCTGCCGAGGGCTCTATCGGATACGGAAGTCCTTGTGAGTCCGTCCCTGGTAGGCCCAGCAAACCCTTAACGGCCTTCGTTCCGCTATCGGAGCGGGCCGGGGACGAAGGCGCAGAAAGCCCGATTGCGCTCAGCTCTGTTGTGTGGTCGCCGCGCTTTGTTGGGGCTGGTGAATACCC